TTGTTTGATATATTTTTCAATCAATTTTAAATCTTTAATTCTAGGTACATATGTTATTTTTTCACCATCAATATGTCTATCTGATGCAACATAAGAATATCCATCAATTTCAACTTCATTAATTAATTCAACAGTATATTGGTAATCTGTAAATTCTTTAGTTAATTGGATAAATGTTTTACCATCTAAGTCATCAACTATTTCTTCTGATAAACCTAAATACATAAATATTGTCATAAATTTATCAATATAATCAATGTCTTGGTTATTAATTATTGAACTTATATGTTCAAATTCGTTTATTGTTAGTTCACTTGGTAGATTACGTAATTCGTAATTTTCTCCGTTAAATTTAAAATTAATCATAATTCTTTTTTTTTATTTTAATTGTTATATTATATGGTATTGTTTCTTAGCTTCTAAGTATGCTGTTCTAGCATCTTCTTCTTTATCAAAATAACCTAGGGTTATTGATTTACCATTTAATTTAATTTGAGTGTACCATTTATTTCTATTTTTATTCCAATAATAACCTTTTGCTTTTGTTTGATTCCATTGATTTTGTTGTTTAGTTACACTACGTAAATTGCATATACGATTATCATCACGTATTCCATTAATATGGTCTAAGAATTCAACACATTCTTTATTAATTATATACCAAGCAAATTGATGACCTCTTAAATGATAATATTTACCATTAAAATTTAATGAAATATCAATATAACCTAATGTTTTACGAGTTATTTCTTTACCATAAGGTCCAATTACTTTTCCAGTTTCTGGATTATATGTATAACCTTTTTCAATTGCTAATTCACATTTTTCTTCTCTAGTCATAATTATTTTTTTACAAAGATAGTAGTTATTAATTCTTTTATATAAATATATAGAAATTATTGAAAAGATAAATTAATAAACAAAAAAAATATTTTAACAATTATATGTAAAAATATTATGTTAAGTAATCTACCTAAATACAAAATCACAATTGACTCAGAGTATTCTGATGGTGAAGACCTTGGGATTAATGAGATAGCATTTACATCAACACCAGCAATTAAAATGAAAGGTTTAGCTTTTTCAGCTCAAACACCAAATAAACAAGTATTTGCTGATAAGGTTAAAATGCGTCTTGCTGCACCAGCTATTATTCCAATGGAAATATATAGAAATGATGTAGAAGAATACTACGTTGAATTTACTGAAAAAGAAATTGAAAAGATTCATCAAAAATTTATGAAGAAACTTGGAACTAGCAAAGGTTCTATTTTCAATTTGGAGCACGATACAGAACAAAAAGTACCAGCTTATATATTGGAAACTTGGTTGGTTGAAAACCCAGAACAAGATAAATCATTTTCAACTTATGGAATTAAAGTACCTAAAGGAACAATGTTTGTAGTTGCTCAATTAACAGACCAAGAATATTTTAATAAGTTAGTTGAAAACGAACAAACTGGATTCTCTATAGAGGGTTTTTTAGGATTAAAATTATCCGAAATAATAAATAATAATAAACAAAAAGAAGAAAAAATGAATGAATTAACATTGCCAGATGGCGAACACACAATTGGTGAAAAAATCTATGTTGTTAAGGACGGTGCAGTAATCGAAGTTAGAGATGTAGTTAAAGAAGTTGAAATGGCTGATTATACTAACGAAATCGATACAAGATTGGTTGATGGAACTGAAGTTAGAGTAATTACTAAAGGTGAAGCTATATCAGTAGGTGATATGGTATTGGTTAAAGTAGGTGAAGGTTATAAAGAAGCACCAGAAGGTAAACACGAATTAGAAGGTGGATTAGTAGTATATACTGATGCTCAAGGTTACATCAATGAAATTGAAACAGCAGATACTGCAAAAGTTGATGAGGTTGGATTATCTGAAGAAGTAAAAGAAGAAGAAGAAGTAATTGAAGAAGAAATGCAAGAAGATGTAATTACTGAAGAAGTTGTTACAGAAGAAACATCAACTTATTCAAAAGCTGATTTGGATGCTAAGTTTGATGAATTATACAAAATGATTGCTGACCTTAAAATTGAAGAATCAGATATTGAAGATGTAATAGAAGAAGAAAATAAAATTGAAGTTGCTTTATCTGTTAATCAAAGATTTTCAGCTGTAACTGAATTTTTAAAGAAAAAATAAACACTTTTTTTTAATATACAATAATAAATATAAAATAATAAAAAACAAAAAAAACAAATAAACAAAATGGCAAGAGAATTGAAATTTGATTTGAACGTTGAAAGCAACGCATTGTTATGTCCAAATCCAAGTGAGTTTTACTCAAAAGCATATATCAGCGAAGATATCGTTGATAACTACAGAACTTTACCAGGTGTTAAATCTGAAACTAAGTTAGCTAGAACATTATTTACTAGTGTATTGAAAGCTTCAACTTGTAACTTCCCGTCTACAACTGAATCTTTAGATGCTGTAGATATTTCAGTATGTCCAGTTTCAGCTTTAGGTGAAATCTGTAGATTTGACCTTGAGCAATCATTCTTATCTTTACAAATGGTACAAGGTTCTAATGGTTCTTTCGAAGTAGCTTCATTTATGAATTACTACTGGGGTGAAATGGCTAAAGAAATTGAATCAGAAATCGAACAAATTCGTTGGAGAGGTAATACTGCAACAGCTTCATTTACTGGTGCTACTGCATTCTTAAAATTATGTGATGGTTACCAGAAAAAATTACTAGCTGATGCAAGTGTAATTGATGTATCTGCAACAACTGTTACTTCAACTAACGTATTAGCTCAAATGATTCGTGTTGTTAACGCTTTACCAGCTGTATTGAAAGCTAAAAGAGGTGATTTAAGATTCTACGTTGCTCCAAACGTTGCGTTAGCATACGAATTGGCAGCTGCACAAGGTAATACTCAATCATATATTACTCAATCTTTAGGTCTTTCTTTCTTAGGGATTAAAGTTGTAGTTGCTGAAGGTATGTCTGATAACAGAATGGTATTAACAAGAAAAGATAACTTAATCTACGCATTTGACGGAGAAGGTGATTCAAAAGCTCTTAAAGCTGTTAACTTGGAAGATAGCGTTGCTGAACCATTATTAAGAACTAGAGCTAATATCAAAATTGGTTTTGAAATCGTTAACGGTAACGAAATCGTATATTACAACTAAGATTAAAAATAATTAAAATAATATTAAAGGGGAGGACCAGTCCTCTCCTTTTTTTATAAATAACAAAAACTAAAAAATATATAAAAATGCCAACTTGTAACTCAACCGCATTAAGCGAAATATTTAAAAGCTGTGATAACAATTCTGGTGGTATACTTGAATTCTATTTAATTGACCAAGAAGATGTAACAACAGTAGAAGTTGATGTAACTGGTCATACTGTAACAGGTTTGACTGCTACAACTACTTTCACAACTTTTGAAATTAGACGTAACACTGCATCAGCTGCTGGTGCTAACCCAATTGACTTTGCTAACGGGTCAACATTCTTTACTAATACAATTACACTTATGTTTCATAGAAGAGAAGCAGCTAAATCTAGAGCAATCCAAATCCTTGGTGAAGGTCAAAGATATTTAGCAGCAATCTACAAAGATGCAAATGGTTTGTACTGGTATGTAGACTACTTACAATTACAATCAAATGATGATACTACTGGTACAGCTAGAGCTGATGGTAGTAACTACACAACTGTATTATTTGGAGAATCAGAGCACAGTGCTTATCAAATTGACAGTACTTTAATCCCAGGATTAATCTAATCAAATTCACATTAAATTTAAAGGGCTCCTTATTTAGGGGCCTTTTTTTATAATAAACAATTTTTTAATAAAAACCAATTATTAATAAAATACGAAATGATATACATTGAAAAGAATAGAATAAATAAATTTGTGTTAACACTTACTGAAAGTAGTAGGTTATTAAACCCATTTTATTTGTTTGAATTTAAAGCGGATTTTGACCCTACTAGAGAACCTATCTATTTCACAACAGATGACCAATCTTTATCAACGTGCCGTTATAATCTATTTGAATTAGAAGAAAATGCATCTGGTTCAACTACAGGTGGCACCAGCGTTGTTCTATCATTAGAAGCTGGTCAATACAGATATAATGTCTATGAATCATCAGCATCAACCTTAAGTGTAAGTGCGACAACTGGTAGTATAATTCAAACTGGAAGAATGACTTCAGCATTTACTGGTGGAACACAACAACAAATAACAAATTTTAATAATAATATATATTTATGAAAATATTAGGCTTCAATATAGGTGGTTCAAAACCACAAGTTCAATCATTGAATAAAACAGAAGAAAAAAAAGAAGGTTACTCTGCATTTTCTACACCTTTCTTAACAGTTGGTGATGGAAATCTTGCATTACCTTCAATAAATACGTTATACCTTGGCGTAGGTGGTTACATTAGATTTGGTGTTGATAATCTTTACCCACAACTAATCAATCAAATGATATACACTTCACCATTAAATGGTTCAATTCTTAAATTTAAGAAAAATGCTGTTATTGGTGGTGGTTATGAATTGGAACCATTATCTGATAGTGGTGCTGAAAAAGTTAAGGTTTATACATTTGAAAAGAAAAATAATCTTAAAAAAGTAAGTAAACAATTTACTCAAGACTGGATTAATCACGAAAGAATTAGTGTATTGTTACATTTTGATTCAAAAATGGATTTAATTAGATTTGAAAGATTGGACCCAGCTACTGTAAGAAGAGATGAATTTGGTACATTATTTAGTGTATGTAAGGATTGGTACAGACAAATTGGTGTAACTCAATACAAAGCATATCATCCATCTTGTAAAGATAGAGTACAATTATTAGAATATACTGAGGATGATGATAACATTTATCCAATCCCAACGTATTGTTCTGCATTTAACTGGTGTCAATTGGATGGTGAATCATCTTATTTGCAAAAACAAAATATCAAGAATGCCATATTCCCTTCATTTGCATTATTATTACCTCAAATGCCAGGTAGTGATGAAGAGAAACAAGCTATTGTAAATGCTGTTGATAGAGCGAAAGGTGCTCACGCTGCTGGTAAAGTAATGATACTTGCTGCACCAAATAAAGATAAATTACCAGAGATTCAAGCAATCCCAACAAATCAAAATGATAAATTATTTGAAACTACTGATAAAAGAATGGATGATAAGATTTGTCAAGCTCATACTATTGCACCAGTATTAATGGGTATTCAAACTCCTGGTAAATTAGGTGCTGGTCAAGATATCAAAACATCTTATGCAATATTTGAAAAGAATATGATTATGCCAGCTAGAGAATCAATTGAAGATTTTGTTAATGAGTTATTATTTATTGGTAATGTTCAAGCTAAGTATAAAATTAATAATTTTCAAATTATTGGTGACCAAATTGTAGATAATACAGATAATATAAAATAATATAAATAAATATGGAATACTTTATAACTTTGGCTTGGTTAAAAGCCTACACACCAGTTTCAGCTAACATTGATGAGACACTTATTTTCCCATTTGTTCCAACAAGTGCGGATATGTGGATTCAACCTATTCTTGGTACATATTTCTATCAAGATTTGTTGGCTAAATATAATGCGCAAACATTAAATGTTGATGAGACTGCATTGGTTGCTATTATTAAGCCAGCAGTGGCTTGGAGAACGGCTTCTGAAGCTCCAATTGGACTTACATTCCAATTAAAAAATAAAGGTCTTCAAACGCAAAATTCTGATAATTCAGAAAGTGTTGATTTAGCTGATGCGGAAGCAGTAGAATTGAAGTATGTTAAAAAAGCTGAGTTCTATGAAAATCAATTAAAAAAATATATTCACAAGAATCAAGATTTATTTCCAGCTTATTTAAGCGAAGATAATGACGATAGTCTTATCAAACCAACTAGAGATAGAGGAAATGACTATAACACATTTATAAACTTCGTATAACCAATGACCCACTTAACAACATTATTCACAACATTCAAAGCTTCTAGTTGGAAGTTTATATTACCAATTATAACATTATTAGCACCAGTAAAATGGGTGGTGATATTAGTAGGTCTTTTTATCTTATTGGATACTGCATTTGGTATTTGGTCAGCTAGAAAAACTGGTAAAAAAATAACATCAGCAAGATTTTCAACAGTAATTGGTAAAATGCTTGTATATCAAGCAGTTGTATTATTATTCTTTGGTATTGATGTGGTTATCTTGGGTGATTTTATTAAATTATTCATTGGGATACAATATACATTAACTAAAAGTGTCGCAACTATATTAATTGTAAATGAAGGATTCTCAATAGATGAAAAACTTAAAAATGTAAATCCAGAACGTGGTATTTGGTATTATGTTAAAAGAACTTTAGGATTGGCTAAGAAATTAAAAAGAGAAGCTGAAGATTTAGGTATAACAGATGAAAAAGAAAAAGAAGCTTAGTCCAATAGTACGTTGGATAATAACGAAGTCATTCAAATTTTTTGTTTGGCTTCGCTGCGTTTTAAAAAAATAATTTTATGAAGACATACGAAGAAGTTGAACAAATGTTCAAAGATAAAGGTTATACATTTTTCAAAGGAGAATTAAATGTAAATTTATTTGCAATTAGAAAAAAGATTAATACCAATTTATTTGATGATGAAATCTGGTTGGTTTATGAAGAAAATGGTGCTAAGATTGTTAAACAATGGATGTGCACTTGTGAACCTGGTAGATATTGGTTGGAACATCCAATGAATAAGAATGGTGCTGCTATAATGGTGCCAGGACAATATCGTGGTGCTTATGCAATAGGCCCTCACACCTCATATGAAGCCCTTAGACAGATTAAACCAATAAAGTACTATAGAGATAACGATAAGGATGTTAAACACAATCTAGAAGGAAAAATTTGGGAAGAAGTTGCATATACTAATATTCACAAAGCTGGTGCTGATTCAAAATTGGTTGATAAAAATAGTGCTGGCTGCATCGTTTATAAACGTAGTAAAGATTTTGAAGAAATGATGAAGGTATTAAGAAAAGCTAGAGATAAGTATAGTAATTCATTTACATTTACATTATTCAGTGAAGTATAAACAAAAATGGCCCCAATTGGGGCCTTTCTTGCTAACATTAAAAAAAGTAGGGTATGTCAACCTACATTATATAGACGAAACTTTATTTAAAAGGTTGCCTGGTTAATTAAATATCTTTTTTATTTCCATTATTTGCTATTTCTGCAACTGCAATTACTTCATCAATAAATACATTTTTAGGAATTACTTTAAATAATTTTTCTATTACTCTATAATCACCACATTTCCATTCATCCCAAGTAGCATATTGTTTATATTTTGAATTAAAAGTTAAACAACTACTACCAATTGTACCTATTCTAGGGTAATTTTCATTATTAACTATAGTTGGTATTATATTACCCATTAAATTCATTTTAAAGAAAATTAAAGTATCTTCATCGTTTTTATTAATAACATCAACTATTTTTTGAATAGCATTTTCATCAATTAAATAATCATCATCATCTAAATAAATTACCCAAGAATTTGATGGTAAAAAATTATCTTGAAAATAATTAAAATATAAATTATGTGGTGAATATTTACCAGTATTTGGATTTGGTGTATTATATTGTTTTTTTAAATCATCACTATTAATTTCAATAATTTTATTTAATTCAACATTTTTTGATACATATTTTACAATATCATTTCCATTATCACATAAATGAAAATGAGAAATAGTCTTATAAGTTTGATTTTTAACACTTGTAACGCATCTTAAATGACTCTCTGGTCTATTTGATGTTCTTGTTATTATAACAATGTGTGGTGGTTGTTTTTCCATTTTTCTTATTTTTAATTATATTATTATATTTATAAATACAAAGCTACTATAGTAAAAGTTGCTTTATTAACAAATTTTATTATTTTATTTTGCATCTACAACCAGTATGTTGTCTGGTTAATTGCTTTGGTCCAGCATTTGGATTTTTATTTAAAAAGTTATTTACACATTCAATACATTTAATATATTCACCATTTGGTGATGATGTTCCACAAATACGAATGTGCGCAGCATTATTAGTTATTTTAACAACCTTTGGTGCTGGTGTAACATATTTAGTACTTTCAGTTACTTTAACAACTTTTCCTTTAGGTAATGGTACATTTGTAATTTCATAAACTGTTTTTTGTGGGCAAGTTTTTATTTGTTCAATATTTATATTAATGTTTTCATTAGTAGGTTGCGTTTTTAACGCATTTATAGCCTCTATAACTGCTTTTAAATCCACTTGTGGTATGTTGATACCATTTATTGCATTAACTACGTTAGAATCGTTATATGAAGGTATTTGTTTAATTGCTTCAATTACTTTAGATAAATCAGTTGTTGGATATTCTTTATTTAATATTTGATTAAGTAAATTATTTATTTGAGATAAGTCCGTAGGTAAATTATATTTTACTGTTGTATCTAAATTATTAATTGCTGCAATAATTCCAGATAAATCTGTAGTTGGTATTTCTTTATTTTTAATTTGATTAAGTAATAAAGTTATATTAGTTAAATCAACTTGAGGAATATTTTGAATTGCAGCAATAATATCATTATTATTTTTACCATTAATTTGGTTTAATACATCTACGATGTTTTGATTATGGTTATTACCTAAATTTAATTGATTTAGTAATTGATAAAGTAAGTATACCTGTGTTGCGTCATACGAACCATTGATGATTGGGTAATTGTTGTTTTCCATTTTGTTTTTATTTAATTATTATTATTATTCAAATAAAACTTTTTTAATTTGGCTATCGCCACTTGGTATTTTTGTTGTATATTTTGTTTTGAGGTATTTAATTCTTTTGCTATTTCATCAAATGTCTTTTTATCGCTGTAAGCGTCTAAACCAAGGTAATTGGATACAATATACCTTTGGGTAGGTTTAAGTTCATTAAAATGCATTAAAATAGCTTTATATTGGTAATGTT